TTTCCGCTGAGGGGGTGCCCGACTTTTGACCCCCCCCCGGGGGGTGGGTGGCGGGGGCGGCACGGCCGAAGGCGCGGGCGACGCCGCGGGCGGACTCGGTGGCGGTCTTCGCGTCGCTGCAGGCCAGGCACAGCGGCTGCACGTTCGCGTCGATGTCCTGCCCGCCTTCGGCCAGCGGCTTGATGTGGTCGCGGATGACAGCCTCGCTCAGCCGGCCATGCGCCATGCACTCACGGCACATCGGCTCGCGCTGGAACAGCTCGGCGCGCATCCGCTGCAGACGCCTGCCCGTGATGCGCTTGGGCGCGGCCACGGCCTTGACCCAGGCAGGCAGCGGGTGCGCGGCACACCGGCCGGTGCCGTCACGCACGAGCACGCCACAGCGGCTGCAGGGCTTGGGTGCGGCGGAGGGCATGGTAGGCGCAAGAAGCACCAAGCCCCGCGCGCGTTGCCGCGGCGGGGCTTGGTGAGGGGCACGAGCCCCGAGGTGTGGCAGCGCGCAGAGGGCAGAAGCCCCGAGCTTGCCGAACTCTAGCCGGGATCGTCTATGTTGCAAAAAATCGGCGCATGAAGCGCTGCAGCCAGCTGGCGGTGCGCTTCATCAATGCGCGCGTGCACGGTGCTGGGCGCGCACCCTACCCGCTCCGCATGCTCGGCCGCGCCCAGCTTGAGACAGTAGTGCGCCACGACCGTGTTCCGCAGCCGCATGCTCAGCTGCCGTATGGCCGAGTGCGTCTCGGCCGCATCGCCCTGCTTTGCCACCTTCAGCGTGGGCGTGGTGCCCGGCGATGGCGGCGACCAGCTCCGATCGAGCACGTTCACAGCCGGGAAGCCCGAGCCGTCACCCACCGTCACCACCTGCGCCCAGCGCTGCAGCCGCGCCTCGATGTCAGCCCTGCGAGCCATGCTGCCCCTGCGCTTCTGTGGCCTGCTCAGGCCAGATCACCACCCAGCACGCGCCGAAGCTCACCATCGCCTCGGCCACTGCCGCGTTGATCGGGTGCCCTGCAGCGAAGGGCGTGCCGACCACGTGCCCTGCCTCCATGGCCCAGAAGCAGTTCGGCTCACCGCCCAAGCCGCGGCGCACCAGCGCGAAGGCACTGCGGCCAATCTCCCCGGCCTTGCGTTGAATGGCCGCGTAGGTGTGCGGCATCGTCAGCTTGATCGCCTGAGCCTGACGGTCGATTTCCTGTCGGTTCGGCTTGGTTCCGTCCACCACGTCCACCCTTTCTATAGAGATCAACACACACTCGCAAAAGCCGCGCGCGCGTTCGTGCGCAGACGCCTGCACCCGCCCGCCCCTGCATCGAGGCGCCGCGATCGGCCATGCAGCGGCTCAGCCTGGGCCAACAGCGGCAACCCAAGGGCCGGTGCACTCCATGCGATGGCCGGACGGCCTGGACGGCCGCGCCTTGCCCGCGCCTGGTCGACAGCTGCGCTACGTCATAGGCCCGTGCAGCGATCTCCCCGCCACGGCGCCGCACCGGGGGCCGCGAATCGCGCCTCCCGCACCCGGTGTGCCCCGTCGCGTATCGAGAGCCGCGACCTTTTCCGCAGCCCGGTGCTGCGCTCGCTGGTCAGAACGGCTCGTCATCGCTGCCCTCATCCGGCCCGGGCGCCACCGTGGGCGCCGAGCCGGTCTCTGGTGATGCGCCTGGCGCCGGCGGCGCCAGGGGTGCATCGTCGTCATCCTCTGCGGGCGGCGGCCACACCTCCGGCCGCCGAAAACCCCGCCTTCGGCCACCACCACCTTCGCGGTGCTGCAGCCAGCCATAGGCATCGAGCCAGCTTCGGATCTGGCTCTCCAGTTGCGCGGTGCTCTTCGCAGGATCTGCCCCCAGCGCCTGGCACAGCTCAGGCATCGTCACGAAGGAGGTGTCCTGGGTCAGCTGGCTCGTGGCCCGCCCTTCCGTGGGCGATGAGCCCTCGCGGGTGAGCAGCTCGAACATGCGCGCCTGCACCGTGGTCTCGACCAGGCGCTGCCGTTGCTCCGGCACGAAGTAGGCTTCTTCTTCCTCATGCGTGGGGAAGTAGCGCTCGCCTGCAGCCCACAGCGCGTAGGCTTCGGCAAACAGCTGCTCGCGCCACCGCAGCAGCCACTGCAGGCGGATCCGCTGGTCTACCCACACGGGCCAGAAGCGCCGGTTGCCCGTCAAGTCATACAGGTAGGCGCGCTTGTTCGTCGTGCAGAAGATGACGCACTGCCGCGGGTGCGGCCGCACGAACTTGCCGTAAGCCCCGCGGTAGCGGTCTACCGTCGAGCTGAAGAACTGCTTCACCTGCTCGCTGTCGGCTCTGCGGAAGGCCGTCATCTCGCTCAGCTCATAGGCCCACAGGCCCTCGAGCTGCTCCATGCCGTCTTTGCCGTTGCCGATGTCGAAGTGCGTGTCGCTGAAGTGGGCCTTGCCCACCAGCACCTCGACGAAGGTGCTCTTGCCCATGCCCGTCTTGCCCTCGAGCACAGGGCTGTAATCGAACTTGCAGCCCGGCTGCATCACACGCGCCACCAGGCCCATGAGCATGTAGCGCCCCATCAGGCCCAGGTACTCCTGGCGCCTCGGGCCCACCTTGGCCGGGTCCATGCCCAGCGCGTGCAGCAACCACTTCTTCAGCCGTGGGCGGCCGTCGTGCCTGATGGTCTTGAGCCAGTCGCGCAAGGGGTGGAAGCGGCTGCCGTCGGCCACCGTCTGAATGGCCTCATCCAGCGCCGCGCGGCTGGCCGCCTTCAGCTTGTAGGTGCGGCTGAGCCACTCGCCGAGCCGAAGGTCGTCGTTGTCGGCCACCAGGCCGGCATCCTCGCGCCAGGGCCATGGCCGCACCGTGCACAGCGCGTTGGTGAGGTCGTTGTACGCCAGGCAGCCCACAAGCGCAGGCGCCTTGTTCAGCGCCGCCATCACCAGGTTGCGGTTGACGCCGATCTGCCAGATCTCGCAATCCATCTTCGCGGCGATGTACTCGAGGTGTTCCTGGAAAGCGTCGTCAGGCGCGCCCGCTTCGGCGGCATCTGCGGCCGGCTCACCTGGCGGCCCAGGTGGCGTGGCATCGCCGCTGGCCTTGGGCTTGTCGCCACCGGCCCAGGCAGGCAGTGCATAGGCCCCCGCAAAGAGCCCCAGCACGCGCTCGCCGTCCCACCCTTCGGCCACGGCATCGCCGCAGTCCCAGCCGTCGACCACCGCGCCCGGCTCCGGTATCGGCAGCAGCTGCACGGTGCAGCCGTGCTCTGCGCGCAAAGCCGCACCGATGCCCAGCATGGCCTGCATGCCGGGCTGCTTGTCGGCGGGCAGCACCGGCTTGCCGGCCTGCAGCACCAGCTGGGCGGCCTTGTCGGGGCAGCCCTGCCGCTCGGCCGCTGTCAGCGGCTCGCGCTTGGCATCGCAGTCGGGCCAGCACAGCACGTGCGCGCCGGCCAGCCACGACCAATTGGCCTTCTTCCAGGCCTTGCTGCCACCCGGCCACGACACCACGCAGTACACGCCCGGCGCGAAGCCATCCAGCAGCGCCTGCAGTGCGTCGGCCTTCTTCTCCCCCTCTACCAGAACCACCGTGCGCCCTGCAGGCCGGCGCGCGCCGGGCAGGTACAGCGGGCGCGGCACATCCCACTGGCGCCACTTCCAGCAGCTGGCGCCGTCTTTCGAGCTGGTGCACCAGGTGCGTGGCAGCGGGTCTTTGCCGCCGTCGCTGGTGCGGAAGCGCACCACGTGGCCGTGCAGGCCGGCGTCATCGCGGTAGGCCGCGACGTGCTCGATGTCTTCCTCGCGCCGGGCGTAGTGCTTGAACGTGGCCGCGGGGGCGTGCTCCGGCACCGGGCTCACCGTGGTCCAGCCCTCATCGGCCGCAGGCTTCTTTTCCGGCGCAGCCGCAGGCGCCGCGCGTTTTGGCGCCGGCGGGGGTGCAGACGCCTGCGCAGCAGCAGGCGCCAAGCCGAGTTCGGGCATCAGCTCGCGCGCCGCCACGACGCGGTCTTTGCCGTAGACCGCGCAGTACAGGTCGAGCAGGTTCTTGCCACGCTCGCCGCTGGCGAAGTCAGACCAGTAACCCTTGACCAGGTTGACGCTGCAGCTGCGCCCCTCGCCGCCCGACAGATCGGCGCAGACGTACTCAGGCCCCACCTTCTTGCCGCCGGGCAGCCAGCTGGAGACATAGCTCTCGGCGCTGTGCAGCAGCGCGCGCTCGACGGCGTCGAAGTCGATCGGCGTGTACCCGCCGTTGCGTTGAGACATGGAACCCCGGCCTACTGCTCAGCGAACAAGGCAGCTTGCTGCCCACCGCCATGCAGCGCGGCCGACAGGCTGTGCAAGGCCTCGTGCACCGAGCTGCCCGGTGGCGGCACGCCCAGCACCCGAGGCCGCCCCTGCGCCACCACCACCAGCGCCCGCGCGGCCAGCAGCCGGCTGGCGGTGTAGCGCGCCACGCCAAAGCCCACCTGGGCGCGCGCGGCAAGGTCCTTCACGGCAGCAGGGCCCTGCCCCGCTGCCTGCACCAGCGCCTCGGCCACCGGGCCGTATGAACGTGCAGGCCGACCCCGCATCAGGCCCCACCCTCGCGCCGGCCGGCCAGCTTGAGCAGCGGCCAGTTGTCCCGGTTCAGGCTGAAGCCGTCGGGCATGTTCGTGGCCACCGGCCGGCCATCAGGGCGCAGGTACTCGAGGTGCGCCACCGCGGCGCCATTGCGCAGCATCGGCTCGTGGTAGTCCACGTCGCGCACCACGCACAGGCGGCCCATGGGCGTGCGGTACACGGCAGCCGGGTCTAGCCGAGGCGGCAGCGCGCCCGATACAGCGCGCGCGTTCATGCCGCCCTCCGGTTGCGCTGCGCCTGCAGCTCCTCCATCAGCGTGACGCGGCTGTCCTGCGCCAGCCACTGCACCAGCACCGTGTTGCCCAGCACCAGGCAGGAGATGCCCGCCTTGCGCGCCGGCAGCTCGCGCCGCGTTTCATGCACGCTGAAGTAGTCCGAGCAGTGGCTCACGTAGCTGTCGGTGAGCTCGGCAAAGGTGCGCAGCGTGATGCGCGGGTTGCGCAGCTTCCACGCCAGGCGGCAGGCATGGCGCCAGCTCTTCAGGCCCATCACCACCTCGGGCGGCACCACCAAGCGCTGGGGCTGCACCACACCACCCAGCAAGGGCAGCGGCAGCGTCAGGCGATCAATAGATTTCATGGGCTTACCCGTTCCCTTACCAGTTGAATCTGGCCGAAGCTGTAGGCATGCAACCGCATCGCATGGCCGGCTCAGCCGAAGAAGAAAAAGCCCCCAGCCCGAAGGCCGAGGGCGAAGCCGTCCCGGCCGCTCAGGGAGGAGGCAGCGGCCACCGGGTAGGCCGGCACCAACAGGACGGAAGTGACAACCGCATGGCGGTTAGGTGGGCGCCCTGTCTGGGTTACGCTGGCGGTCCCCACGACTACCAGCCCCAGGAGGGCGCCCATGAACTTGAACCAGAACCCCGGCGGCTTCAGCCCGGCCGAGAACTTCATCTGCGGCACGCTAGAAGCGCAGCGCGTGTGCATGCTTACGCTGCTCACGTGTGTCGACAGCTCACTGGCACCCATCACGGCAAAGCTGTTGGCTCAACGCGCGCGGGAGACTCGCCAGCAGCTGCCTGTGGCAATGGAGAGGTACTTCGATCCGGTGATCGAAGAAGCCCTTGCTCGGCTAGAAAGACCGTCCACGGATTCCGAGCAGCAAAGCGAGCCGCGATCTGGCGGTCCCACTTAAGGACGCGCTCGGATTCTTCCCGATGGCGCCGGCGCGCCTTGTATCGGGGCACCAACGCGTTACGCCGCATGGCCGGCCTCCGTGGTGGTGGCCGGCTGTGCGGCCTGGTTGAGGGGCGCGGTGGGCGCGGGGATGGGCGGGCGCCCCACGTGCGATACGCTGCCGTTCGTCACAACCGCAACCTCACGCACGGGGGCCCCCATGGCAGACAGAGAACAACTTCTTCGAGACCTGACGCACAAGGACGAGCCCATCGAAGTCGGGCAGCGGGTCTACTACACCCTCGTCAGGCCGCAGAGCGAACGCACCGCTGGGCCAGCGCCGAGCGAGGAAGCCATCCGCACCGCAAAGCTCGTGGCCATGCTCGTGCAGCAGCTGGCGCAGGCGGGCCACATCAGCGCCGATCAGCTCGACGCCTGGCTGCTGCACGCCGTCCAGTAGCTCCAGCAGCCAAGCCAGGGCCAGCAGGCGCACGGCGGGGTCGAATCCGTCGTGCTCTGCACGCCAACGGTAGCCATCGGCACCAAGAGCCATGGCTTCGCGCCCGCTGGGCATACCGCCAAGGACCATCGCCATGAGCGCGCGCAGGCGGTTCAGCTGCCAGGTGGCGGGCGTGGCAGTGGGGCTGCGGTCAGACATGGCTGGCCTCCGAGGTGGTGGCCGGCTGTGCGGCCTGGTTGAGGGGCTCAGCCGCTGGCGCGGCGGGCGGCTTCACGGTGCCGCCGGCCAACTCGATGAGCTTCAGCGCCGGGTACGCGCCGATCTCCTTCGTCTTGCCGCTGGCCAGCCTCGACACCGATGGCTGCGACAGACCGATCGCGTCTCCAAGGCTCTTCGTCGTGTAGAGGCGCCGCTCGAGCAGGTCGCGGGCGATCTCGCAGAGATTGATACCTTGATGCATAGGCCCACATGATACGGCCGCGCATCACCTTTGCAAGCCCTGGGCGCCAAAATGCACCGATGCATTACCGGCGCTCAGTTGATCCGCGTGACCGAATCCGCGAACTGCGTACCCTTCGGGGCTTCCGCAGTGATCGTGCTTTGGCCACTGCAGCGGGCCTTGAACAGCCGACGCTGTCGCGCTACCTCAGCGGGAAGACCAAAGAGATGACAGTCGACAACCTTGAAGCGCTGGCAAGAACGCTCAAGGTCACGCTCAGCGAGTTGATCGGCGAAGTGCCGCTGTCATCACGCGCCGCTGTGGGCGAGGCCGAAGCCATCTTCCGTCTGCTGAGCGACGACCAGCTGCGCCAAGTCATCAACGTGGCACGGGCCCTGTTCCCGCACGAGACGGGCGGCTTTAAGCCTCCGGCAAGTCCAGAGTAACGCTGAACAGGCCGTCCGGGCCGCCGCCGTAGACCCGGCAGCCAACGGCCACTTCGCCCAGATGGCCAAAGCCGTCGCGCTGCAGCGCCTGGCGGAAGGTAGCAGGGAAAATGATGCGTCGATGTATTGACACCAACGATACGCGGACGCATCATCGTGCCGTCAACACGACGGAGGCGCCAAGTGCCGCACACAGCAACCATCCGAGCCACCGACCTAGACTTCGTCTTGGTCGCCCACCGGCTGCGCCGCCGCACCCACGGCCGCACCCCGGCCCTGTGCGTGATGTCCCCGGGCCCGTACCTGCATGTGGACTGCGCGAGCAGCAGCGAGCACACGCGGCCCGGCCTCATCGCCACCGCCAAGCGCCTGGGCGCGGCCCCGCTGAACAGCCAGCCGCTCATGCGCGGCCACATCGGCCGCCTCATCGAGCGCACGCGCCGCCAGCACGGCCTGGCTGAAGTGCGCCGCACCTGGCGCACCGGCCTGCGCGCCCTGCTGGCCGAGCCGCGCCACGTGCTGCACGGGGGTGCCGCGTCATGAGTGCCCTCGACGACGCCATCGCCACCCACATGGCCCACGGTGCAGGCGCCTGCGCCGACCCGCTCACCGACAGCCTGGCCGAGCAGTGCGCTCACTCGGCCGAGCCGCCGCCCCGGCTGCACCTGCGGCCGGGCTGGGAGAACGAGCCGCCCGAGCCGCCCATCCCCTGGCGCTGGATCTGGCCGGCCGCCGCCGCGGTGACGCTGCTGCTGGGCTTGCTGGGCGGCTGCGGCGGTGGCGAAGAGCCCTGCCGAGCCGACTTCACCGGCCCGCCCGCGCCGGGCTTCGAAGACCTGCCCGTGTGCGAAGACCCGGGCCGCGCCCGCATCACCCCGCCCGCCTGCGTGGCCGACCCGAGGCTCTGCGCATGAGCGGCCTGCACATCCCCCTGCCCCGCCGCGCGCCGCCTTACGGCAGCACGCCGCCGGCCAGCTTTGACGCCAGCGGCCCCGCGCCGCACACCGCCGCACTGAAGGGCACCTGGCTCGACGGCTACGCCTACGGCGAGCGCGTGGGCCACGTCACCGGCTGGCGCTGGGGCATGGTCTGCGGCGGTGGCGTGATGCTGCTGCTGTGCACCGTGGCCGTGGCCGCAGCCAAAGGCCTGGGGTGGCTGTGATGGGCGCTGCACTCCCCCAAGCCCACTCGCACGCCCACCCGCACGGCCGGCGCGTGCAGGCGCCTGCACAGCCGCCGCGCCACCCTGGCGCGCTGCGCGTCACCGGCAGCCTCACCAGCGCGGCCGAGCTGCGCCCCACCACCGACGTGCCCATGCGCCTGCTGCTGTGCGTGCAGCTGCAGCCCGAGCGCGGCCTGCCCTACGTGGCGCGCGTCGACCTGGGCACCGACCCCAGCGACCACTTGGCCGCAGACGCACTGCTGCCCCATCTGCGCGCCGGGGCCGTGCTGAGCGTGGCTGCGGAGGCACTGGAGTTGCGCAGCGACCACGCCTGCCAGGTGCTGCGCCTGGTGCAGCCGCACAGCGTGCTGCTGCTCGAGCACCCGCGCGAACCCGCCGGCGCGGCCGAGCCCGACCTCTTTGCCACCGCCACAGGAGCCTGACCATGCCCCCGCACGACACGCCCGTCATCCTGCGCGATGGCCCTTTCACGGTGCTGGCCCAGCGCCACGAGGTGATGTTCCACGACGGCCTGGCCGTGGGCCTGCACCCGGTGGCCAGCCACGGCCAGGTGCAGGTGTTCCTGCGCGCGGTGCATGCCGAAGGCATACGCTGGGTACTGTTCGATTTGCGCCAGGTGCCCGGCGAGCTGCACGACGATCTGCTGCGCTTGCAGCCGCGCGACCACATCGGCGCGGTGTTCTACACCCTGCGCCTGCAGTACCGCACCCGCAAAGCCTTCGTCGACGCGCTCGACAAGCTCGCGGTGCGCACGTGGTGGGCAGGCAAAGCGCAGCAGCTGCAGGAGCTGGCTGCATGACGGGCGCCCACTGCACCAAGCCGCTGCTCATCGGCCTAGTGGGCCGCGCCGGCGCGGGCAAGAGCACAGTGGCCGGCATGCTGAGCGAGGACTACGCCTTCACCGAGCTGGCCTTTGCCGAGCCACTGCTCGACATGGTGTGCGCACTGTTTGCCCATGCCGGCATCGATGGCGCCTGGGCCGTGGAACGCGCCCTCAAGGAACAGCCCACCACGCTGGGTTTCAGCTACAGGCACCTGGCGCAGACGCTGGGCACCGAGTGGGGCCGCGGCCTGGCGCCCGACTTCTGGGTGCGCGTCATGGAGCACCGGCTCTCGAGCCCCGCCCTCGAGGGCGACAACCTCGTCATCAGCGACGTGCGTTTCCCGAACGAAGCCGAGCTCATCACCCGCCGCGGCGGCGTGCTGGTGCGCGTGCTGCGCAACGGGCCAGGCCACACCCGCGCCCACATCAGCGAGCAGCACGTCGACACGCTGCCCGTCCACACCGAGCTGCTGAACTTCGGCAGCACCGCCACGCTGGCCGACCAGGTCGACCGGCTCATCCACACCCTGAGGAGCTGACCCCATGGCCGACACAGGCACGCCCGACACCATCATCCAGATCCCGCTCGAGCACCTGCACGAGAGCCCCTTCAACCCGCGCAAAACCTTCACCGCCATCGACGAGCTGGTGGCCAACATCAAGGGCGAGGGGCGCATCCACTCGCCGCTGCTGGTGCGCCCGCGCATCCCGCCGCTCTTCGACGCAGGCGCCGACACCCAGCCCGAGGCCGTGGCCGGCTACGAGCTCGTCTTCGGCCACCGCCGCTATCGCGCCGCCCAGCTGGCCGGCCTGGCCACCGCGCCGTGCATGGTGCGTGCGATGACGGACGCCGAGGCCCGCAGCGCGCAGATCGCCGAGAACCTGGCGCGCAAGGACGTGCACCCCATTGAAGAGGCCGAGGGCTTCGAAGCCATGCTCAGGCACGACGGCATCACCGCCGACGAGCTGGCCGGGCTGGTGGGCAAGAGCCGCAGCTACGTTTACGGCCGCCTCAAGCTGCTGCAGGCCGTGCCGCAGGTGCGCGATGCGTGCCTGCGCGGCGAGATCGACGCCGAGGCCGCGCTGCTGGTCGCGCGCGTGGGCCTGGCCAAGCTGCAAGAAAAGGCCCTGGCCCGCATCAAGGCCATGAGCGTGAGCCTGGGCGACGGCGGCAAGGCCAGCTACAGGCGCATCAAGGCCGAGCTGGCCGACAGCTTTACGCTGCAGCTCAAGGGCGCCATCTTCGACCGCGAAGACGCCCAGCTGCTGCCCGGCGCCGGCACCTGCAGCGCCTGCCCCAAGCGCACGGGCAATTCGCCGGTGTTCGAAGACGTGGCCACCGAGGGCATCAACACCTTGAGCTGGGAGCACAGCTCGCTCAACCACGTGGGCGAGCCCAACCGCTGCACCGACCCCGACTGCTGGGACGCCAAGACCAAGGCGCACCTGGCCGCCGGCGCGGCCAAGCTCGAGGCCGAGGGCAAGCTCGTCGTCACCGGCAACAAGGCGCGCCAGGCACTGGATGCAGCCGGCACCCCGCGCAACGGCTACCTGCCGCTCGATCGCGTGAAGGCCGAGCTGAAGAAGGCCGCCAGGCCCGTGCCGGTGGTGCACGTGCAAGACCAGCGCACCGGCAAGCTCGTGAAGGCGGTGCGCCGCGAAGACCTGGTGGCCGCGGGGCTGGCCAAGCCAGAGCCCAAGGCGGCCGAGAAGGGCCGCAAGGACGAGAGCTACGAAGCCCGCCAGAAGCGCCAGGAGGCCGAGTACCAGGCCAAGCGCGAGAAGGCGGCCGCAGACACCGAGGCCAACCGCCGCTTGCTGCTGGCCGTGCGCGGTGCGGCCGCCACCCGCGAGCGCACTGAGTTCGAACTGCGGCTGCTGGTCGCCGCGGCGCTGGCGTCGACGAGCTACGACGTCTGGCCCACGCTCACCTGGCTGTACGACAGCGACATGGAGAGCCTTAAGCGCCGCGTGGACACCATGAGCGCGGACGAGCTCACGCAGTTGCTGCTCGACTGCGCCATCGTCGACCACGTCGAGACGCGAGCGGGCTGGGACGAGAAGCCCGAGCCGCTGCTGGCCCTTGCCGCGCACTACGGCATCGACGCCCTGGCCGCCATGCAGGCGCCTGCACAGCCGCCCACTGAAGGCACTTCTACCCCTTCCACCGCTGGCGCGCGCGCAAAGCATGCGGCGCCCAAGGGCGTGGCGTATCACTGCGCCGAGACAGGCGAGTCGTGGTCTGGCCGGGGCCTGCGGCCCGCCTGGCTGCGGGCCAAGATCGCTGGAGGCGCGTCGCTGAGCGACTTCGCGGTGGCCAAGAAGGCCAAGCCCGAAGCCAAGAGCAAGACCAAGGGCAAGAAAGTGAATGACGACGCCGGCTCCGCCGGCGGCCAGGGCGCCACCACCGCGGGGCTCTTCGAGGCGAATGAGGTGCACGCATGAAGCTCTCCACCCGACGGCGCCTCATGGCCAGGCGGCTGGGCAACCCGGCAGGCTCCACTGTCAGCGTGCTGCACATCCAGCCGCGCGACACGCTGGTGGTGTTTGTGCCCGCCACGATCTCGGCCGAACAAGCCCAGCGCGCGGCGCAGTACTTCCGCCAGGCGGCGGGCCACGAGCGCGTGCTGGTGGTCGACAACCGCACCGGTCTGGGCGTGCTGCGCGGAGGCCGTACGCGATGAGCATCCAGCGCATCGACAGCGACACCACCCATGGCTGGCAGGCGCGGTGGCCGGTCGACGGCCAGCGCGGCAACGGCCTGACCATGCTGTGCAGCGACGGCGTGCACGGCGGCCCCGACAAGGCCCACCGCGCCGCCCGCGCGGCCGAGCGCCTGCTCAAGCTGCAGGCCCAGCAGCTGCGCCGCAGCGTGCTGCTGGCCGAGCTGCAGCACCTGGTGCCGAAGGGCGGCGCGCAGTCATGAGCCGCAAGCGCTGCCGCCGCCGCATCTGGGCCGCTATCCCGCCACGCGAGCTGCTGCCCAAGCTGCCCGCCGACCAGGTACGTGAGCTCAGCCTCGTGCACTCGAGCAACCTGGATCTGCTAGCCACCGGTAAGGCCAGCGAGCAGGTGATGTGGGATCTGGTGAGCGGAGTGCTGCTCTGGTCGAAGGCGGCCGAGCAGATGAAGGCGGGCGTCGACGAGATGATCGAGCAGGTGCAGCTCGTCACCGCCATCGTGCAGCGATATGGTCGCACCGGGCGCGTGGGCCTGAGCGGCGCCGAGTACCAGCTGGCCAAGCGCGGCGTGGAAGTGATAGACCAGCTGGCCGAGCTCGTCGACAAGCCCACCGCGATCGCGTGCGCCGAGTGGGGCCTACTGAAGATGCGCGAGATGGCTGCAGCGGCGGCGGCTGAAGTGAGGCGGGCCGCGTGAGGCCTAACGCCTGGCTGAACTGGAGACAACGGCCATGACCAAGCAACCCGAAGCGCGCGAACCTAACCAGCCGTTGGCTCTCAGTTCGAGCGCAGTGTTAGGCCCCGCCTTGCGCGTGGTGAGCAGCAGCAGCGCCGGCATGCGCGTAGACCACATAGACCCGGACGGCAATGCTTCGCTGCGCATTCACCTGTGGCGCGACCCGGACGAATGCAACATGTGCGGTGCGCTGGGCTACCACTCGCACGCGGTTCCGTGGTACTGCGGCCCGGTGGCAGAAGGCGACAGCGAAGGCGGCTACAAGGCCGTGTGCGTGCGCTGCTATGGCCGCTGGGAAGCATGGGATGCCTCCCTGCGGTATTGCGGGGCCTAACGTCAATTCGACCGCAGCTTCCGCGCCGTAACACCAGCCGCCATGCTCACCACCCAGGCACCGCCCACCTCTGCGCCTGTTACGCGCCGCGCTGAGGCGGGGTTCGCGCGCACGGCAAGCGCTGCGCCGGAGCCTGGCGAGCGCGGCCACCTGCAGCACCTGCTGGTGTCGGCCATCCGCACCCGCCACTACAGCCGCCGCACCGAGCAGGCCTATTGGCACTGGACGCGGCAGTTCGTGCTCTGGTCTGGCAAGCGTCACCCGATCGACATGGGCGCCCCCGAGGTCGGTGCGTTCCTGTCCTACCTCGCCACCGAGCGCGGCGTCAGTGCCAGCACCCAGCGCCAGGCCCTGGCCGCGCTGCTGTTCCTGTACCGCCAGGCGCTGCAGCTCGAGCTGCCCTGGGTCGACGACATCGTGCGGGCCAAACAGCCGCAGCGCCTGCCGGTCGTGCTCACGCGCGACGAGATCGGCCGCCTCTGGCAGCAGATCCCGCAGGCCTCGCGCCGCGGCTTGGTGCTGCGCCTGCTGTACGGCACCGGCATGCGTCTGCTCGAGGGCCTGCGCCTGCGCGTGAAAGACATCGACTTCGGCACCGGCAGCATTACCGTGCGCGGCGGCAAGGGCAACAAGGACAGGACCGTCATGCTGCCCCAGAGCCTGGCGCCCGAGCTGCGCGAGGTGCTGGCCGAGCGCGAACGCTGGCACTCGGTCGATCTGGCCACCGGCCACGCCGACGTCGAGCTGCCCGGCGCTCTGCACCTCAAGTACCCGGCCGCGCCGCGCCAGCTGGGCTGGCAGTTTGTCTTCGCCACCGAGGCTTATGTCACCTGCCCGCGCACCGGCGCCATCCGCCGCCACCACCTGCACGAAGACGGCATCCAGCGCCTCATGGCCAAGGCCGTGAAGGCGGCGCGCATCCACAAGACGGCCACGCCGCACACCCTGCGCCACAGCTTCGCCACGCACTTGCTGCAGGCAGGGTACGACATCCGCAGCATCCAGCAGCTGCTGGGCCATGCAGACGTCGAGACGACGATGATCTACACGCACGTGCTGCCGGCCAGCCAGGGCGGCCGCGGCGTGCTGAGCCCGCTCGACACCCTCGCCTGATGCCGACGACCTGGTCACTCGACGACGCCGCCGCGGCGCTGAAGACCAGCGCCGAGACGGTGAGCGACTGCATCCACAATCGCGGCCTGCCGGCGGCGCGCATCGGCCGGGCTTACGTGCTGGTCGACGACGACGTCATCGCCTGGCTGCGCACACAGTACGGCAAACACCAGGGGGCAGCATGCGGCTCTATCAACGCGGCGAACGAGGCACGTGGTGGGTTGACCTCGGCGAGGTCGCCGGGCAGCGCGCTCGACGCAGCACTGGCACCAGCGACCGCGCCGCGGCGCAGGAATACGCCGCCACCCTTGCGCGCGATCTCTGGCGGGCCCGCCGGCTCGGCGAAACCCCCACGGTGACGTGGGACCAGGCCGTCGTGGCTTGGTTGGAAGAGCACCAGCACCGCCGCAGTATCGAAGAAATCAAGCGCGTGCTGCGCTGGCTCACCGGCCACCTGCGCGGCAAGGCGCTGGCCGAGATCACCGACCCCGTCATCCGCCAGCTGGCCAAGGCCCGCAAGGCCGAGCCCGTCAACCGCCGCACCATCGCCCGCGCGCTCGCGGCCGACAAGCCGGCCCCGAAGCCCAAGCCCACCAGCGGCGCCACCGTCAACCGGCACCTGGCCCAGCTCAGCGCCGTGCTGCACTACGCCCACAAGCGCCGCTGGCTCGACGCCGTGCCGCCCATCACCAAGGCGCCCGAGCCCGCCAAGCGCGTGGCCTGGCTCACCCGAGACCAGGCCGAGCTGCTGCTGGCCGAGCTGCCGCCGCACCTGCGCGCCATGGCCCGCTTCGGCCTGGCCACCGGTCTGCGCGAGACGAACATCCGGCTGCTCACGTGGCACCAGGTTGACACCGCCCGCGCCGTGGCGTGGTTTGAGGCAGCCGAGATGAAGGCCGCCAAGGCCCACAGCGTGCCGCTCAACCCCGAGGCGTTGCAGGTGCTGGCCCTACAGCGCGGCAAGCACCCGCGCTGGGTGTTCCCGGTGCCGCACTGGGTGCCGGGCGACAAGCCCGGCGACAAGCCCCGCCTGGTGGAAGACGCGCCCACCGGCAAGATCAGCAGCGCGGCCTGGCGCAAGGCCTGCACCCGCGCAGGCGTGCCCTGGCTGCGCTTCCACGATCTGCGCCACACCTGGGCCAGCTGGCACGTGCAGGCCGGCACCCCGCTGGCCGTGCTGCAGGAACTGGGCGGATGGGCCAGCCTGGCCATGGTGCAGCGCTACGCCCACCTGGGCAGCAGCCACGTGGCGCAGTGGGCCGGAAACCTCTCCCGAGGCGGCACAACTCTGGCACAACCTGCACCGGCACCCACCAACGAAAAAGCCCCCGAAGGGGCTGTTCACGAGGGAGAAGCGGTGGGGTGGCTGATGGGACTCGAACCCACGACGACCAGAATCACAAGACGTTCCCAGGGCGCCGAGGTGTTGAAGATCAACGACTTACAGCGCCGCCGCAAGCCTAAAGCGGCTTGACGCCGGCACAACTCTGGCACAGGCCGGCACAGCCGGGCACGGTGTTGGCACTGGGCGCTCAGCGGCGCCGGCTGCGCCACAGGTCGCGCAGGGTCACGGCCAGGCCGAGCAGCACCAGCGGGACACAGAGCAGCGCCGGCACCACCATGGCAGCCAACCGCCTCATCGCACCACCGCCAGCGCCGCCGCCCTGCACTGCCAGTACAGCCCCACCACCTCGAGCAGCTTGCGCGTGGTGCCGCCGAAGCTGTCGTCGGCCAGCGGCGTGAGCTCAGGGCACGACGCCACCACCAGCGGCGCTGCCGGCGGCGGCGGGGCCGAGCGCGGCATTGATGCGCTGCAGCTGCTCAGGAGAATGGCGGCAGTCACGGTACTCAGTACGCACCTGGATCTCACGCTCGACCTCCTGGCGGATGGTGGTGTGTCGCACGCTCATGCGGGCGATGGCCTCGGCGGCCGCAGTGGCGCTTGCCTGGCCTGCCTGCGCGATGAGCCGCTCGTCGCGCGCCGCCTCGGCCTCGACTGCGCTGCGGCCGTCTTGCCGGCCCTGCCAGTAGGCACCGCCCGCGGCCGCGGCGGCCAGCAGCAGTGCCCAGGGCCACATGATCACGTCGGCGCCCTTTCGTCCAGATCCCCCGCCCTGCTGTCCAGCCGCGTGCCGGCGGGCGCCGCGTAGCGCCAGCGCGGCGCGCCGGCCAGCAGGTACATGGTCACGCCCAGGGCCATGCTCAGCTTGCCCAGCGCGCCCGGGAACATCAGCCCGCCCATCAGGCCCAGGCCGATGACCAGGTGCGCCAGGAACACGCCCGGGTCTGTGACCTTGTGGCGCATCTGGTTGACTCTGCAGACCACGCTCCACAGCGCCGCCAGGATGAGGGCAGCCGTCAGCACGCCGATCGTCATGGTGACTCGTCCCCTTTGTTTTGCAGCGCCCGCGGCCGCAGGCTCCACACCCAGCGCGCCACGTTGAGCCAGTTGTGCCCGATGGCCGGCAGCAAAAACGCCACAGGCATGAGCGCGTCGGTGATCTTGACCCCGCCCGCCCACGGCACGGTGGCGCGCATGGCCTGCGTCAGCAGCTCGGCCACCGAGACGGTGACGCCCAGCGTGAGCACCAGCGACACCACCACGAAGCCCGCCAGCTGCAGCCGCGGCACCGGCGGCATGCGCCACAGGCCCACCAGCATGCCGCCGAACCAGCCCAGCACGATGGCGCCATAGGCACCCACGGCCACCGCGAACTCGGGCCCCAGCAGCGCCGTCGCCGCCAGCACGGCCACGCTCACCAGGCCGGGCACTTGCTCGTCATGCACCATGGGGCACCTCGTCGTCGAGCCGTTGCGAGATGGCGGCGGCCAGCAGCATCAGCAGCCACAGGCCCACCGCGCCCAGCGGCAGGCCGAAGCGCGCGCTGCACTGCTCGGCACCCGGCACCACCGGCCACGGCGCGGCCAGCCACAGCAGCGAGCAGCCGGCCGTGAGCAGCTGCCACACGCCGGCCAGCGCCGCCACCGCCCACACCCAGCCGCTGCGGTAGGCGTTGGCCAGCAGCGAGAGCAGCACCAGCACCAGCAGCGCCTGGCTGGCGTTCCAGACGTCGGCCTGGGTGTCGGGCGACACGTGCTTCCAGGCGTGCTGAGCCAGGCCGGCCACCAGCAGCACGCCGGCTGCCTCGTTGAGGTAGCGCCGCCTCATCGTGGCGTACCCGGGCGCGGGCCGCCGCCGCTGTGCGGGCGCAGCAGCATGGCCTTGAGGGTGTCGCCCTCTTGCCGCTGGCGGCAGGCGATGAACAGGTAGCAGGCCACCGCGCCCGATACAACCAACAGGGCATTCATCAGCATGGAGATTCTCCGGTTGCGTCGGCACAGCCTGCCGACAGGGCGGTGATGGGTGACCGGTGGGCCGGCCTTGTGGTGTTCATCGCTTGACCTGGGTGACGCGCATGACGCTGTCCCAGATTTGAATGGCCGGCCCCGACACTGTCGTGCGCAGCTGGAAGGTGAGCGCAACGCCTGCAGCAGCAGAGAAGCTGGCGATGCAGGCGATCTGATGCCGCGACAGATCGGCAAATCGGCTGCCACCGATTACCACGGTCGAGCCGCCTGCCGGCGTGACCCTCCAGACGATGTTGTTGCCCGCGTCGCCGTTGATGTTGTTGGCATAAGCGGCGGCAGTGAACTCGATCGTGCACGCGGCCTCGGGCGTGACCACGAACTCGTGCACGATGACGTCGTTGCCGAAGCCAGCGCCCGCGGGGTCTTCTTGGCTGGTGCTCAGCGCGGTGGCAGCATCTGCCGCCAGGCCGCCCACAGCGCTGAGGGCGCCGCCCACGTAGTTGGCCTTGGCGGCGCTGGATGCCGCTGCGTCGGCTGCGACTTGTGCGACTTGTTCTGTTGCGGGTCTCATTGAGTTCAATCGGTCGTCCCGTTCCAGTCGTTGAGGCTGCGAGTGATCGTGCCGACACCTGCCGTGATGGCCAGGCTGGTGCCGCGCGTGCTGTTGTTGCGGGCGCGGATCGTGGCGCCGGTGCTGGAGTTGTTCTCCAAGATGGCGTAGTCATCGGCGCCGGCGCCGCCTGCCTGCGTGCTCATGGTGCAGTCGTTGTTGAAGACGCCCACCACGGTGTTGGCTGGTGCCCCACCGTCGATCTGCACCAGCCGGCCGAAAGACTCGCCCACGGTGTCTTTGAAGCCGTAGATGCCGCCCAGCGTCTCGTTGACGTAGAACACCGAGCCGCCGGGCAAGTTGCAGCGGTAGTTGGTGCCGACGACTGAGCGCACATTGAAGAAGCAATGCGCCGCGGCTTCGACCTTGCCGCCGAACACAAAGCGCGTCGTGGCCACGCCGATGTAGATGAACCCCAGCGTCTCGGGGTTGGTCAGCCGCTGGAAGCCGTTGAACCCGAAGTTGCACGTGGCGCCGCCCACGCCGAACGAGATGACGGTGTCGTCGGTCGACGTGTTCCCGCTGGTGTCGCTGAAGTAGGCCGAGCCGAAGACGCCGTCCTGGCACTTGAAGATCGTGGAGACGATGTCGGGGTCGAGCCCCGAGCCGCCTGGCGAGCCCGCTGCCACCCATACGGCCTTGGGCCCGGTCGTGGGGTTGGAGCTGCGATCCCACCGCACGCGGTTGTTCCAGCTCTTGTTGTTGTAGCACTTGTTGTAGCCGTCTGAGTTGGGGTCGGCCGGGTTGGGGTTGCTGCCGATCCGCACCACGTCGTACATCGCGGCCGAGTCCTGGATGTCGTTGCCATACAGGTCGTTGTCATACACGCCGGCTGTCTTGCCCAGGGCGTCGAACAGCGGCACCGCGCCGGCCGTGAAGATGCGCAGCGGGAAGATGCTCACGAAGCTGCTGTGATGCACGCCGCCGATGGTGGGCAGGCCGATGATGCTGTTGTCGTGCACCTTGCACTTGCGCACGATGCCCGTCACGCCGTACAGCGACACCACCTCGTCGCTGCTCATGTGCTGCATGCGGTTGCCGTGGATCTGGATCTTCTCTGTCACCCACTCGTCGGCCTCGGCGTTTGTTGCCGCCACGTCGGCTGGCGCACTGCTCTGCAGCGTGGCCAGCGGCAGGTTCGAGAGCCGGAAGTTCCGCACCCAGATGCAGGCTCCGCCGTCGGGGCTGAAGATGGTGCCGCCGTTGCCGTAGGCGCCGGTGACGTTGAGCAGATCGCAGTCGTAGACCGTGCCGTTGCGGTTGAGGCAGTAGAAGTCGATGAGCGACGCGACAGGCTGCGCGCGGCCAGAGACAAGCGTCCTCACGGCCTCGAGGTGCAGGCCCTGGAACTTGCTGCGCTTGGTGCCGGCGATGCCGATGCCGCCCATGCCACGCTGCAGGCCGATCTTCATGCCGAAGTCGATATAGGCAACGTCCTCGGCCGTCGCCGGGTTCCAGGCCTGGCTGAAATTGCGGTTCGTGATGACGAACTCGCTGCCGAAGGTGGGCGAGGCGTCGAAGGTCTCTTCGGGCATCAGCCACGTCTTGCCGCGCACGCCGCGGATCTTGTTGCAGCGGAAGGATTTGCGAAACCGCAGCGACCAGGGCGGCAGCGCGAGCCAGTAGCCCCGAGAGTCGGCCTCGGCGGCCGCGGCCACCAGCTGGTCGGTGACGAGAGATGCGTCCTCGCCCGCCGTGAAGATGATTGACGACTCCCAGGTGCTCACGAACCAACCAGCGGGCGCAGGTGGCGGCGGGGGTGGCGGCGGGGGCGGGGGTGGCGGCGGCGCCGGTGCCGACACGGCGACCACCGGGAACAGCCGGCACACGATGCGCGTCTTGTTGAAGCCCACGCTGGAGGGGCCCACCAGCTCGTGGTCGACGTACTCCAGGCCTACGGGCACCGCCACGTCGCCGCCGGGGTAGTCGCGCTCGATGAAGGTGCTCTCGCCGGCGTTGAAGACCATCACAGACGTCTGCCGCGTGCCGCCGCTGCCCACAAAGCCGCGGATGGCCATGGTGACGCCCGCGCCGCGGTCGCCGGTGTTGCTACCCCACTGCCCCGAGAACTCGACGCGTAGGCGCCCGGCCAGCGGGCTGGAAAAGTTGCCAGTAGGTAGCGGCATGGTTAGCCCATGTTGCTGAAGTTGATGCCCACGTCTTCGTAGAACTCGGTGGTCTGCAGCACACCGTCGACAGCCCGGCGCCCGGCCACCGTGTGGGCAATCTGCCGCCACGGGCCGCGCATACCCAAGGTGTTGACGGCCCGCGCGCGCACCGCCACCAGGATGCCGATGCGCTGGCCGACGATGTCGGCCGCGGTGGCGTTGCCGGCCACCATCACCACGGTGGGCCAGTCGCCTGTGGGCAGGCCGCCGGCCACCTCAGCGGCCTGCACCTCGATGCGGCCGCTCTGGCGCACGGCCTCGCTGGCGATGGCGTCCCAGCTCACCCGCACGCGGGCCAGTGCGCTGCGGTCGGCCTGGTCTTCGGTGCCGCTGGTGGCCACCAGGCCGGTAAGCGGCGGCACCAGGCCAGGCCGCGGCAGTGCCGTGTTCGGTGACGTGTTGATCAGGTCGAACACCGCATCGGGCGTGTAAATTGCGGCAGCGGTTTCGCGCAGGGTGAGCAGCACGCCGCCCGTCAGGCTGAAGCGCCAGCCCACTACCTCGAACAGCTTGGCATCGAACCCGAAGCGGGGCAGCGTGACGCCGACGACGTCGAACAGCTCGAGCGGGTACGCGCGCAAGTTGCAGGGCAGCGTGATGGTGAGGCCCTCGCGCGCCTCGCGCAGCAGCACGCCGCACACATGCTGGGCATGCACCGCGCGGGTGACGCCGCCGAGCTGGATCTCGCTCACCAGCTCGCGGCCGTCGGCCGTCACGTAGCTGTCGGCGCGCACCTCGGGTCCAGGCGTCTGCACGTAGACCTGCGCTGCGTCGGCGTAGGTGGGCTTGATGATGTTGATGGCCTCGCCGGTGCTGGCCCCTGGCACCAGCTGGATGGCCTCGGCACCGGTCACCCAGTCTTCGGTGATGGTGGCCACCGGCGCGCGGTACACGCCGGCGCGCACGCTCAGGCGCCCGCCAGCCCAGCCCCACTGGCCGGCCATGGCCTCGCAGATCTCGCCCAGCGCCTCGTCGGGGTTGCTGTCGAGCGGGATGACGATGCCGCACTGGTACAGCGGCAGCACCACGGGGCCGCCCGTGGGCACGGCAAAGGCGGTGCTCACGTCGCAGGCATTGGCCGCCGCCGCGAAGGCGGGCTCGTTGAGCTCGTCGGTGATGCAGCCGCCGCCGTTGGCGTACAGACTCCAGTCACGGGCAATCAGGGCAGGGTTTTCGGTCCACGCGGTGCTGGCCGTGCGCGGGTCGTACACGCGGGCCCCGCGAACGATGGCCGTGATCGAGGGCACGCCGGAGGGGAAGGCGTCCTGGTCGAAGGTAAGCGTCACCAGCAGCGCGGCAATGCCCTCGAAGCGATCGGTGGACTGCACTGCGGTGCCCACCAGGGCCTCGAGGTCGGCGTAGAGGTTTTGGCCCGGTGCGCCGGTGTAGCGCCGCACGCGCGCCTTGCTGGCAGTGATGTCGGTCTGGTAGAGGATGTCCCAGCCGGCCACAGCCACGCCGAAGACGGCCTCTCCGCTGCCGTTCCAGCTGCCGACCTCGGTGCTGGATGTTTGGCTTTCGCCGCTGCCCGAGGTGATGGTGGCCATCGGCGGGATGCTGAGCACAGGCGAGCCCGTCACCACGTAGCCGCCACCGGGGCCCACGGTCGCGGCGGGGGTGGTGAGCGACTGCCGCGCCGTGATGGCCACGGGGGCCGTGATGACGTTGCCCGAGCCGTCCAGATCGACCGGCACTTCGTTGAAGTAGACCTGCTCGATGGCATCCACCTCGTGCCCGGCCAGGGCCACCACCAACGTGTAGAACTGCTTGTTGTCCCCGTGCGTCTGCTTGAACACCACGCCGTCGACGTTGCGCACGCGGCCGTAGACGCGGCTGCGCGCGGCCTGCGCGGTGGCCGTCATGACCAGGCGGTCTTGCACGCTGGCGTTGGCGCGGTCGCGGGCCTTGCGCTGCGCCTTTCGGCGCTGGTGGCTGCCGTAGCTGAGCGTGGCGGCTGTGAAGGCCACGTAGGTGAGCGCGGTGATCTGCCCCAAGGTCAGCACGCTCGTGGCGGTGAGCGTGTTGGTGGCAATCCAGGCGGCGACAGTCTCAGGCACGGGGCACCTCTTCAGGGGTGGCGGTGCAGCGCCAGGCGCGCACCACGGCATCGGGCTGCAGCGCCACCACGCCCACAGCGGCCGCGGCGTGCCAGGCGGCGCCGCCCCACACCGCCAGCGACGGGCGCTCGGGGTCGTGGTGGCTCAGCCCCACGTCGCCGGGCTGGGCCAGTGCGGCGGGCACCACCTTGCCTGCCCGCGCGATGGCGATGCCGACGACGCCGCCCAGCTGCGCCAGCACGCGCGCGGCCTCGGCGGCGGTGCTGTAGGTGCCGCGCAGGTCGGCCGCGAGGTCGTGGCCCGTCACGGCCAGCACGGCATCGGCGGCGAAGAGGCAGCAGTCGTGCTGGCCCCACGTGAACGGCGTGCCCGCGCGCGCGGCGAACAGTGCGGCCAGGCGCTCGGGCCACTCTCGCACGCGCACAGACGGCAGGCGCTGGGCAGGTAGGGCGGTGCTCATTGGCGGAAGAAGCTGGCCGCTGGCCACTGGTCGGGCACCTGCGCCTGGCTCAGCACGTAGCGCAGGCTGGTGTCGGTGGGGTGCAGGCGCTGCTGGTCGCCGTCGGTGTAGCGCAGCGGCTTCGGGCGGCGGTAGGTGTCGCCGCGGTGGATGGCCACCACGCCGATGGTGCAGTCTTCTGCGCCGTGGCTGATGGGCATGGTGTCGAGCGTGCCGGTGAAGACGACAGGCGCGTCGAGCACGGCGTGGGTGTCGGGGTCCAGGATCACCAGGCGCAGCACGCAGCTGGTGCCGCGCACGTCTTCACCCAGCGCCAGGGCGATGCTGTCGCTGGGCACGCCCGACAGCGTGAACTGCAGGCCGGTGGTGCTTTGCACGGCGTCCGTCACGGCCTCGACGGCGCCCAGGGTGCCGGTGCCGTAGTACAGCTGCCCGGCCCACTGGATGGCAACCGAGCCGGTGCACAAACGCACGGGCTCGGGTGAAAAGCCCAGGTCCAGAAGCAGGCACATGGGCACCACGGGCCCGGCCATCACGGCCTGCGCGGCCGGTGCGACGGTGCGCACCTAGAACACCTCGATCAGGTCGAGCGCGGCGCTGTCTATGGCGCCCGGGCGGCGCATCGGGCCGGCCTGCTGGGCGGGCAGCACCATCTCGCAGGTGGGGCGGTACCAGGTGACGGAGCTGCCCGAGGCGATGGTGCCGCGCACGCGGTTCACCACCGGCACCGAGCCGGCGCCGCCGGCCAGCGTGACATCGGCCGCCACCATGAAGATCTGGCCACCGCAGCCGATGAAGTCGCCCTGCAGCAGCGTGACGGGGCCGCTGCCGCTGGCGGCCGTGCCGCCCGTGACGGGCAGCGTGGTGTTGCCGCGCACCACGCCGGCCGAGAGCGTGACGGTGCCGCGCAAGGTGCCGCGCGGCGTGCCTGCGTAGAAGGCCCAGACGCGCACCCTATCGATGCCGCCGGCGAGCTGGTTGCAGAAGGCATCGACCCCGCGCGGGTTGCGTGCAGACATCTGCGCCAGGCTGCAGCTGAGCACCCAGCGCTCGGCGATGAAGTCGAAGGCCTGGGGGTTGCCGTTGAAGGGGCTGGCGAACTGCACCGTGCTCTTGCGCAGGTTGAACTGCGCCGTCTGCGGCACCAGGGCCTCGGGCCAGTCGATGGTGGGCATGGTCAGATCACCCTGCGGTTGGACAGATCGTTCATCACGCGGCCATAGGTCTGCTGGCTCATGAGCTGCAGCGCGCTGACGAGCTCGCCGCGGGTGATGCCGGCGGCGACGTTGTAGACATTGGTGACGCCACCACCGCCACCGGCCACGCCCAGCTTGCCGTCGCTGCCGCGCTTGAGGGGCAGCACCGCCTCGGGCCCGGCCTCGCCGGCCACGCCCATGCGGTTGCCGCTCATGCCGAAGAAGGTGGGGCGGTTGAGCACGCCGCCGTCGGCGAAGGCGGTGATGCTGCTGCCGTTGCTGAAGGCCCCGCCCTTGGCGAAGCCGAGGAACCCGAACAGCTCGGCCACGTAGCCGCCCTGCCCGTTTTTGCCGAACAGGCGCGTGGCCAGGTCGGCGGCGGTGGCCTGGGCCACCATGTTGAGCAGCATGTCCTTCCAGGCGTCTGCGATCGAGTCGAAGTCGCCACGCAGCACGCTGGCGATGTTGTCGCCGAGGGTGTTCTGGATGTTGCGCTGGAATTGGCGGGTGAACTCGCTGATCTCGTCGAGGGCCTTCTCGGTGTCGCCGGGCAGGCGGCCGGTGGTCTGGCGCACCAGCTCGGCCCACTGCTCAACCGTCACCCGGCCCTTGTCGAACTCGGCATTGATGAAGGTGATGTCGTTGAGCACGTTGCCCAGCTGCCCGCTCGGCGTGTTGGCCAGCAGCTCGTTCAGCCGCTGGCGATTGGCAGCCAGCTTCACCTGTTCGGGGTCGAGCTTGGCGATCTCTTCGCGGATGCTGCGCAGCGCATCGCCCTGGTTGCCCGTGTCACTCTCGCCGCCCACCTCGATGAGCGCCTGCAGTTCCAGGCGCAGCTGGCCCAGCTTGGCGGTGTCGGTGCTCTCCAGGCGCTTGAGCGCGGCGATGGTGAGCGGGTCGAGCGGGGTGCCGGCGAAGTCGGTGGGCTTGGCCTTCGGACCACGGGGCTTGCCGGGAGCGGCGGGCAGATCGCCGACTCCCGGCAGACCTGGCGGCTGGCGCGGCCCGTCTTCTCGGCCGCCTCCCTGGGCTTTCTGCAGCGAGCGCAGGAAGCGCTCTTGCTTATCCAACTGATCCAACTGGTTCAGCAGCTCACGCGGCGGCCTTTGCCCGGCGGCCGTGGCGGCGTCCACGACCTCCTTAACGCGCACGTACTTGCCGATGACCTCAGTCAGCCGAACGTTCAGGTTGTCCAGCCTCTGGATCTCGAACGTGTTGAAACTGAACGCGGCATCGTAGAAGCCGCTGAAGCCCGCGTTCTTGGCGCGCTCCTGGGTCTCAAAAAACTGGTTCAGCGCGTTGATCACCGGGCCCGAAATGGTGCGCGCCACGTCGGTCGCGTTCTTGCTCAGCGCGGCCAGCTGAAGGTTGAACTTCTCCGCCTGCCTTGCTTGCTCTGTGGTGACGGTGGCGTTCAGCTGCCCAGCCTCGGCCAGGTCTTTCAGCAGCGGCGCTACCTCGCGCACGCTTTTGCCGAACAGCTCCTGCACCAAACGCGCCTTGTTGCCGTCGTCGGCAAAGCCAGACAGCGCTACGGCCGTGCGGCGCAGCGCCTCGGCTGGGTCCAGGCGCCGCAGCTCTTCGGCATTGAGGCCGATCCGTTTGAGCAGCTCGGCCGTCTCGCTGCCCTGTTTTGCACCGGTCAACTGGGCATTTAACCGCACCAGCGCCGAGCCCACGGTGTCGAAGGCCGTGCCAGTGCGCGCGGCGATGTCTTCCAGCGCCGACAGGTTCTCGATGCTCGCGCCGGTGGCGTCGGCCAGGTCGTTGAGCGCGTCCAGGCCGTTGACGGTGGTTCGGAAGAACTGCACCAGCGCCGCCGACGAGAAGGCCCCAGCCAGGGCCGCGCCCACGCCCGAGGCCACGCTGGCCAGCCGGTTGTAGCGCGCCTCCACATCGGAGGCGCTCTTCTCGGCCAGCCGCGCGGCCTTGCCGAAGCCCTGCTGCAGGCCGGCAAGCCGGGCCTCGAGGTCGATGCTGAGTGTGGCCAATGCCATGGTGTGCGGTCCTTACTCGTCGTCGCGCTCGGCGGGCTTGCGGTAGCTCTTGATGACCAGCAGGCGTTGCAGCAGCGCGGCCACGTCGGTGACGCCGAACCACTCCACAAACAGCGGCAGGCCGGCCCAGTCGATGCCGCCCTGGCCGTTTTTCAGCGCACTGAACACTGAAAGCGCGGTCACTTCGTCGTCGTCAGGCTGCAGGGGCGCCTGGCCCTCTTCAACGGCGCCGGCCTCTGCATCGGCCCGCTCGTCGAGGAGGGCGATCAGGCTTTTTTTGCGGCGGCCCTTTGCTCCATCACCGCCGTGGCGTGCTCGATGAGCACGTTGCCCACGGCGTTGACGATGTCCACGCTGTCGCGCGCCACTGCGTGCCACACGTCGGCCCGGAAGGGCAGCTCGTCGCTGGCGCCGTCGTGCGCGCCCAGCAGGCTGGCTTCGGTGAAGCCCTTCCAGTCGACCACCTGGTCGCAGACCACGTCGACCAGGCTGTCGCGGCGCAGGCGCGGCATCTCGGTCTCGCGCAGCAGCAGCACCTGCACCTGGCGGCCGCAGGGCAGCGGCACCCAGCGCAGGCGCTGCTCGTGCAGCTTGCGCAACACGTGGTCGGCCGGGTCGAAGGCGCCGGCCGGCTTGCCGTTGAGGCCCATGCGTCAGGCCGCCAGCTTGAGCACCAGGCCCTTGACGGCGCCGTCGATGCTGCCGGTGCCGAGCTGGCCCTGCTGCACGTCTTCACCCGGCAGGCCGGGCTCGATGGTGCACACGCGCACGGCGCCGTTGCCCAGCGTGATGCGCACGATGCAGAGGCCCTGCGTCTGCACGGCGCTCTCGAACAACAGCATGGCGGCGCTTGGCGTGTCTTGCGCCAGCAGGGCCATGTTCAGCGCGTCGGCCGGCAGGTTGCCCAGCTCCTCCTGCGTCACGATGTCGATCAGCCGCGTGGCGTTGAGCTTTTCGGCGCTGCCGCCGCCGAACCGGTAGCTGGTGGCCTCGCTCAGCGTCTGCCAGGTGGCCACAGGGATGAAGCTGCCGCTCACGAAGTCGCTGTACTGGGTGGTGTTGAGACCCTGCAGCTCGAAGGTGCTGGCCGTCTGGTTCTTCACCCGGCAGGCTTGCTTCTCCAGCTGCACCATGCCGGCGACGTTGTTGAAGTAGCCCACGGTGTTGTTGGGCTGGCCGTGCGCGGCGGCGGTGGCCACCCCGGGGTTGGCCTTGGTGACAGCGGTAACAGTGACAGCCGCCGCAAAGGTGGCAGCGATTTCGACGCGGATGCCGCGCCCTTTGACGTTGGCCATGGTGGCTCCTTCTTGCAGTGCCAGCGCGGGCCGGCGGTTGATGAAAACAGCGCGGCCCGCGCCGGCTGGGTGCCGGGCGGGCCGCTATGGGTTGAACGGGTGTTTGGCTGGATCAGCGGGCTACAGGGCCCACCACTCGACAGACAGGATGGATGCGTCCAGGCGCAGCTCGGCGTCGTAGCCGCCCTCGGTGCTGAGCACCACAGCGCCGCGCGCGGGGTCGGCCCCTTGCACGGCCAGCAGCACCTGCGCGGCCACGGCGGCGGCATCGGCTGAGCTGCGGGCCCAGCACTGCACCGTGAAGACGCACTGGTCGGCCATCACCTCGCCGAGCAGGTTGTGCGTCAAATCGTGCCGCGAGGTGAAGGCCACGAAGGGCAGCACCGCGCCCTCGGGCACGGCGTTCTCGCTCACGCGCGTGCCCACCAGCGCGGCCAGGCCTGGGTGCGCCACCAGCAGCGCGCGGAAGTCGGTCTCGGCGCTCACCGCACCCCCTTGCCGCGGCGGTTGTTGAGCTTGGCGATCTGCGGGCCCACCTGGTTGATGAACACCTGCAGGGCCTGGGGCAGCCGGTCGGCCGCGCGCTGCAGGAACTGCCGGCCCTGGATGAACTTGGTGCCGAACTCGATGAAGCGCCAGTAGAAGGGGTCGGTCTTGCTCTTGGCGCCGCGCTGGCCCCGCTTGGCAGGCCTGACGTTCACGAACACGCCCACGTTGCCAGCGCGGCGCGACTCTTTGCTGGTGCGCACCACGATGGCCTTGCGCACGGTGCCCGGCGTGCGGTACGGCGCGTTGACGGTGGGCGAGAGCACCGGCGTGCGGTACGGCGCGTTGACGGTGGGCGAGAGCACCGGCGCGCGGCGGCGGGCGTCGTCGCGCACCACGCGCGCCGCCGCGCCGAGCGCGTTGCGCAGCACGCGGCGGCGCAGCTCGGGCACCACGCCGGCCAGCGCGGCCTTCAGATCGGGGATGCCAGAGACGGTGGCCTTGATCATGCGGCGGCCCCGGCGCGCACGCCCTGCGTGCACATGAGCTCCGTCCAGACGCCTGCACCGCCCACGTCCACCGGCTGGCCCACCAGCTCGAGCGGCTGGCCCTTCCAGAGCAGGCGGTCGCTGGCCAGCAGGTCGGCGCGGTAGCGCATCCACACGGTGCAGTCGAAGGTGGCCTGGTCTTGCGCGGCGGCGAAGAAGTCGCGGCCGCGGCGGGGCTGCACGCGGGCCCAGACGGTGGCGACGTCGGCCCACGTCTCGAGCGCCTGGCCGCGGGCGTCTTGCCCGGCCGTGCGGCGCTGGATGGTGACGCGCTGGTCGAGCGCGCCGGCGTTGAGCTGCGGAAGGTTCACCCGTAGTACCTCTGCGCGTCGAGCAGCGCGGGGAAGAAGCGGCCCGGCAGCTCGGCCACGCTGACGCCGGCGCTGAAGGCCTCGCGGTTGCGGTAGGCGGCGGACAGATGCAGCAGGATCCACAGGCGCACGTCTTCGGGCAGGCTATCGGGCGTGCTGCCGTAGCCGGCCACGAAGGTGATGCGCACGGCGTTGGCCTGGTCGCGCGTGTCGGGCCAGCTGGTGCCCAGCGCGGGCAGCAGCCAGCCGGGGGGCATGTCGGGGTCGAGCGTGTACAGGCTGCCGCTGAGGGTTTGCTCGGCGCCGGTCGCGTCGGTGTAGGCCACGCTGCTGACACTGAGCACGCGGGGCTTGGGAATCTCGATCTCGGCCGGGGGGAATGCATCGAGCCGCATCTCCCAGGTCTGCGACATCAGCGCGCGGTTCAGCTCTTGCTCGGCGCTGAGGCCGGCGGCCTTGAGCATGAGCGTGATGAGCGCGTCGTCGGCGTCGTGGTCGACCTTGAGGTGCAGCTTCGCATCGGCCAGGCTGACGGGCAGCGCAGAGGGTGGGGTGACCAGGCGCAGGGACATGGCAGGCTCAGCAGAGGTTGGCCGGGCGGCGGCCCGTTGCGAGGTTGGCGGGGCGGCGGCCAGGGGCTGACTCGTTGACACGGCGGCGCGGGGCGCCTGGCACCGGGGGCGCAAGCGCCGAAAGGATCGCCGCGATGTCGCTTCCGAACTCTGTGGCGTCGAGCGAGCCGCGCACCAGGATCTGGCCAGCGACGGCACCGGTGTCTGTGCCGCCTTCCGTGGCCGCCAGCAGCCCGGCCACGAGCGCGGCGCCAGTCAGCGCGGCGGTGTCGCCTCCGGTTTCGACGGCGGACACATTGCCAACGGTGGTGATCGTGCTGGAGCCGTTGACAAGAGCAGTGTCGGCGCCGGCTTCGGAAGTGATCAGCGTGCCAGTAACGAAGACCCGGCCGGGCGCTGCGGCAGCGTCGGCGCCCGACTCTGCGGCCGCCAGTGCGCCGGCGATGCTGTTGCTGCCGCTCAGGGCAGCGGTGTCGCTTGCTGCTTCCGAGACGCTGATGGCGCCAGCGACCGCGACGCCACCCGACACGGTGGCAGCGTCGCCGTTGAGTTCCGCGACCGCGGCCGCGCCCTGCACGAGCACGGCCCCCGTCGCGGCCACGGTGTCGCCGCCGCTCTCCGTGGCGGCCAATGTGCCATTGATGCTGTTGCTGCCACTCAGCGCGGCCGTGTCGCTGCCAACATCAGCCGCGGAGATCGCTCCACTGACTGTGACCTGCCCAAGCAGAACTACGCTGTCTACGCCAGACTCGGTGACGAGAAGGGCGCCAACAACACCAGAGCTTGTGGTGGTGAAAGGGTCGCTGACGACGACGTTGCTGGTGACAACGCCGTCACTCCAAACCAGGGCGATTCGGTAGCTTGTGCCGCCAGCCAATCCGGTCGCCAGCCGAACGAAGGTGTACGGCTTTTGCGTTTCGGTCGGCGACTCCTCGTTGCCGTACCAAGTGGCCTGCGCTCCTGCGCCGCTCTGCCCCGCAAGAATTTGTTCCGCAGTTGGGTCGAGCCAGCCTGCGGCCGGCGCAATGACGGCGTACAGCCGTGGCGTCGAGCCGGCGAGGAGGAGCAGCAGCACCGGCGGTCCTTACAGACTTTCGAGCTGCGCCAGCGTGGTCGTGGTTTCGGCGATGTCGGCGTCGAGCGCAACGACGCGCTCCACGTCGCCAATGGCCACGGCGTGCCCGCGCTGCTGGCCCAGCGTGGCGAGCCGGTTGCGCAGGATAGTGATAAGGTCCGCGACGGTCATGTCAGCCCGTTAGACGAGAGGAATCAGCTCTTGGCTGATGGTGGCGAGGTGCGACTGCAGCAGCACCACGTCGTAGCGATCGGTGCCGTCGATGGCCGCGTAGGCCGCCATGCGCGAGCCGATGGCCGCCGTGCCCGCCTGGATGAAGTCGGTGGGCGTGTACGGGCTGAAGACCCGGTTCTTGCAGTCGAAGCGGAAGATCTGGTTGATCGCGCTCGCGGTGTACACGTTGATGTAGTGCATCCTCCCCTCTTGGCCGAAGGGCGAGTAGCAGCCAGTGGTGCCGGCGCCGAAAGCGCTGACCCCGCCGTCGTACACCACCGCACCCGACCAGGTGCCCGTGGTGCCGCCTGCGATGTCCAGCAGGTCCAGCGTGACGGCGCCGCCGCGGAAGAAGAAGCAGTGCGAGTGGCGCGCGTTTCGCGCTGCGTCGGGCTGGATGCCGAAGCTGGGACACCACAGGTTGCCCGCGGCGTTGGCCGCCGGGGCTGCGCCGAAGTAGGTGGTGCTCCAGCTGCCGGCGGCGATGGTGTTGGTGCCGTTGCTCTGCGCTGCGTCGCTGTAGTTGTAGGTGTACACCGCGGTGGTGGCCGACGAGCGCAGCAGGAGCTGGTTGGGCAGCTCGATGACGAACTTTGCCGCGGCGCTGGGCGTGGTCGTCCAGGCCGTGCCCAGCGTGTAGACCGGGCTCGGCCCGGCCGTGTGCGACGCGATGATGCGGCGCTGGCCCACCGAGGCAGGCGTGGTCGCATCGGCCACGATGCGCACCTGGAAGTTCCTGTATTCGTTGGCCGCCACCACCGCGTCGCCTAGCGTGGCCTGGCCGGTGAGCGTGGACGCCGCGGCCGCCGTGGCCGACAGGGCCATGCGCGCGACGATGTTGTTGTCGTACTGGAACGTGCCCTTGACCATGCCTTCGCCGGGCTCGTGGTTGAAGGGGGTGTACTGCTCATCCAGCACCATGATGGCCGAGTCGGTGGCGACGGTGGCCGGCAGGTTGGTGTTGGTCAGGCTGGCCAGCGTGTTGGTGGCCACCTCGAAGCTGCGCCAGATGGTGGCGGCCAGCGTGCCGGCCGACAGCATCATCACCCGGCCCGACAGCAGCTCGTAGCGCGCGCCGGTGGCGGGGGTGAACGTGAAGGCGTTGTCGACCGTGATGGTGGGCGTGGTGCCGCCGGTGTTGCCGACGATTAACCGCTCCTCGGTCTTGCCGGCCACCGTGTCGATCAGGCGGATCTTGAAGCCGTATTCGCCCGAGCCGCCCCGGTTGGCCAGCATGTTCACGCCCACCGCGCTGGGCAGCGCCGTCGAGAGCGTGAAGCTGGTGGTGGTCGCGCCGGCCGCGATGGTGCCCACCGCCGCGAAGCTGGGCACGAAGGCCGCCGCGGCACCGGCGGCGAAAGTGCCGCCCAGGCCGGGGTTGACGGCGAGTTGCCAGGACTTCGTGACGATGTTGTAGCGGTTGAGGATGGACGCGCTGACGAGGTTGTAGGCGAACGGGTTGCGCGAGAGGTCGCTGCGCATGTCGGCGCACATCGAAGTGCCGGCGGCGTGCGCGTTGGGAGACGGGGCGACCTGCGCCCACATCATGCGGTCGATGACTTTCTTGAAGGTGTTGGCCATGATTGGCTCCTTGAGTTCAGGTGATACGGGCGCGGACGCAATCTGCCCAGGCGGCGCGGTTGGTGTCCATGATCTGCATCTGGGCGCTGTAGCCACCGATGGCGGCGATGTTGGCCAGCGAGCTGACGGTGGCGCAGGTGGTCACGGTCGCCACGGTCGTCACGGTCGTCACGGTCGTCACGGTGCCGCTTTCGATCACGGCGGTGCTGCGCTGGCGGCTGATCGAGCGGTCGAATCCGAGAGGCGACATCAGCACCTGCAGGATGCGGTTCAGCAAGCTGATCGGGCTGCTCACTTCCTGCGTAGGCAGTGGGTAGCTGTATGTGACGTCGGTCGCGGTCTTGGCGTCGTCGGGGCCTTCAAATGTCACCAGCCCAACGGCCTGGGCTTGGGCCAGTTCGCCGCTGTAGACAATCTCGCGCGTGGCGGCCTTTCCAGTGCTGGCGGGAAGTGGGACGTTATCGGTGGGCATGGTGGTGTTCTCAGAAGGTGACGTTCAAAACTGGGCGAGCTGTGGTTGCTGTAACGTCAATTACGCTCGCCTGACTCAGGAGCGGCCTTACACGCGAGCGATTTCGGCGAGCCGGCTCAAACACCTGCCAGGGGTTTGCGCTGACAGATCGCTTCTCGGCGTCACTCAAGTTGCGCCGCCACACAAGCGCAAGGGCAATGCGAACGTCGCCGCAGAAGTCAGCGGTGAACACCCTGCCATGCAGGAATATCGGAGTTCCGCCCTGCGCCCCATCCGCAGAGGCCAATACGGTGTAAAAGCGACCATTGATGAGCGACTCATCGGCGGGGTTCGTAGAGCTTTGCAGTCGGCCGTCAATCCAGATTTGCTGGTTGGACGGCGCGCCGCCAACGTCTTGCGTGAAACGTGGCTTGTCTTTGTCGACCGCAGGGCCGAACCCGTTTCCGAAGACAAGGATCCATCGGTTGTCGTCTGCGCCGCTGCTGCTTGTGTGGACCACAGACTGGACGGTCGGCGGGTTGCCGAAGGTGGTTGTCGGAGACATGCGCGCCGCCACCACGAGGACCGTTAGGCCCGTCAAGCCTGGAATGGTCACGCCCGTGTCTATGCCTTGTGCGCCCGCCCCAGTGGACCTTCCGGCAAGGCCCGCCGCGCTTGCTTCTGTCGCAATGTCCAGGCGGGACATCGTCGCGCCGCTGGCAAGGTTGAAGTCGCTGGCAGCAGTATGCGCAACCACAAGGCCTTGAGTCAGGCTGTCGCCGCGCAGCCGCGGAACACCGCTTGGCTGAGCGACTTCGTCTCGCGTGAGTACGCGGCGCGGCATGCTGTTAGGCGTAGTTGCCGGTGTTGACCGTCAGCGCATGGCTGCCGGCCGTGGAGTCCAATGCCTGCCCGGTGCTTTGCGTGACGAAAAACCCGACCTCTTGGGGCAGGGCTCCGAACGCCATAGCCAACTCGCGCCCGCGGATGACGTAGTCGCGGCCCGACGTCGTGTCGTTGGTGGCGGTCCCCAGAAGAACAGCCCCAGCCACCAGGATGTCGCGGCTCACGACGGTAGCCGCAGCGTCAGCCCCTGTGTAGGCGGCTGTGAACAACTCCGGCCAGGCGCTGTCGGCCCGTCGCGCGAAGGCCCACAACTCGATCTGGCCGCCGGCAGAGACGAGACCGTCAGAGCGCACCCGCAGGTACGGCATTGCGAAATCGTCGCGGTTGGAAGCGTTGCTGAGCGATGCCGAAACTCTACCCACGGTCCTGCTGCTGCTGGATGCCAGGGAGGCCAAGGTGATTGCTGGCGCGGCGGACGCGCGGTAGTTGGTGCTCATGTCGCGTCAGGCTGCGTGGGTGAACACGGCGCTGTTGATCGTGACGTTCTGGCCTGCGGTGATGCTCAGGCTGTCCAGGATCACATCGGCGGCCGTCAGGCCCACCGTGAGGCCGGTGATGATGTCGGTGCCGCCGGACGCCGTGCGAATGCGCGCGGCAGCCGCGGTGCCTGTGGCGTCCGCTGCGGTGTCGCTTCGCGGGAAGCCGGAGAGGGTCAGCACGCCTGCGCCCGTGGCTGCGCCGGCGATCGGGTTGCCGAGGGGGATGATGGCGAGCACGGTCGCCATGCCGGTGGTGCCAATCTCCAGCACGGCAGTCGTGCCGGCCTGAGCGACCACGGCCGCCATGCGGGCGATCTTGACTGCGTTGGTGTAGACGACGGGCATGCGAATCTCCTGGGATGGGGCTGCGGCGATTAGGGTGTGCAGACGTTTGGACCGGCAAGCAAAACGGGCCCCGCGGGGCCCGTTGGCGCTTGCCGGCGGTGGTCAGGTGAGCTCGGCGAGCTCGGCTTGCTTGGCGGCCAGCTCGGCCGCCAGGGCGGCTTTGGCGGCGTCGTCGGTGGCGGATGCGAGCTGCTGCTCGAGCTCGGTGATGCGGGCGCGAAGAGCGTCGGCGGCGGCGGGAGCCGCGGCGCGCGTCTTGACCTTCTTCGCCCAGCCTTGTTCGACGGCCAGATCGGCGCATTCGTCGGTGGTGTCGATGGGCTCGTCGCTGGGCTCGAACTCTTGGACGGTGTGGCCGCCGTGGGCGTACTTGAAGGGCTTGATGACCTTGATCTTGGGCATGGTGACCTCGGGGTGTGGGCTGCAATGCAACGGGCCCGCGCTGTGGCGGGCCTGTTGCGCGATCGAGCGGCGGTGGCTCAGGTCGTGGAGATCCGCAGCAGCTTGATGGCCTGCGTGTTGCGCAGGCGGCCACCCACGCGCTTGCGCACGTAGAACTTCACGAAGCCGGGGCTGGTGATCTCGTCGCGCGTCATGCGCATGCCTACGCGATCGCAGATGAGGTAGCCCTCCTTGAAGTCGCCGAAGGCCAACGGGAACGCGTTGGCCGCCACCACCGGCAGATCTTCCGCCTCGGTGACCGGGTAGCCCATGAAGGTGTCGGGCTGGTTGGCCATCATCGAAGGCTGCCACAGGTACTGGCCCGTGGTGTCCTTGTACTTGCGCAGCGTCGACAGCACCAGCTTGTTGCTGACCCAGCGGGCGTTGCGGCGGTAGCGGGCGCGCAGGGCGTACACGACGTCGAGCAGCGTGTCTGCCGAGGTCGGCATGGCCGCGGCCTGGCCAGACGGGATGTACTGCAGCGTGCCGAACGCGCGCGTCGTGTCTGCCGTGACCACCGGCGCCGGGCCGGCCAGGAAGCCGGTGGGGCGGTTGGTGCCGCTGCCGCTGACGAAAGCGGTGCCCTCGCCCTGGGCGATGGCCTCGGCAGCCGACTCGATGAGCCAGTTCTCGACGTCGAAGAACAGATCGTCGAGAGACTCTTCCGACGCCTGGGGGCGGGCCGACGCCATGCCGAAGGTGGGCGCCACTTCGGCCAGGTCCGGCGTGTTGGTCTGGTTGCGCGTGCCGGTCTCACCCACCCACTCGAAGGCCGCGCCGTTCACGTCGAACAGCTCTTTGTAGTCGGGGCTGCCGACCATGCGCACGGTGGCGATCTGGCGGATGGGGCTGATGTCGACGCTGAGCCGCTGGATCTGGCGCTCGATGATCTCGGGCAGCGCAAAGCCGCCGGCCGAGCCCGTGCCGGTGACGGTCTGCGCGGCACGGGTTTCGAAGCCGTCGTCGTCGCCGAAAGCCCTGGACTCGACGCGGCGCAGCTCCTTCGCGCGCTGCTGCAGCGCAGTGCGGCGCTCGGGGTCGCCCGGGTTGCGCACCCAGCCCAGGAACGCCTGGCGGTAAGACAGCGCCTCGGGCGACTCGCGCTGCTCGTTGGCCGCGGCGGGCAGCACGCCCGGGCGCGCCAGCTTGGTCTGCACGGCTTCGAGAGCCGTCTTGACTTCGGCCAGGCTCGACAGCTCGGCATCGACCTTGCGCAGCTTCTCTTCGAGGAGCGGATCCACGCTGCCCTTGGACTTGAGCTCCAGCAGGCGCTGGTCGTTGGTCTTCTTGTACTCCTCGAACGCGGTGGCGATGCGGTCGATGGTCTCGGCCAGCTTGCGCATGTCGGGCGCTTCGCGGCGCTCGTAGCGGTGGCCGGCTGCGGCGGCCTTGGCCAGGAAGGCGGCGTGGTGGGCCGCCATGATCGGGTTGAGCTTCGGGGTCTTCACGGTGGAGTCCTTTCGGTGGATCAGGAGGTGGGCGTCATGGAGCGCAGCAGCCGATCGGCCGCTGCAGTGGCCGCATCCACGCCATCCGCGTCGCGCGGAACCGGGGCGATGCGACGAACCTGGGCCACGAAGGCCCGGGCCGCGTCCGCCGAGAAGCCCGCGTCGCGCAGGCACCTCTCGGCGTCCTTGAGGGTCTGGATGGCGCCGGCATCGCTGGCCTTGACGCCGGTGATGCGGGCCTTGTCGTTGGCCGGGAAGGTGACGAGCGACACCTCCCAGAGCTCGATCTGCGTCAGCGTGCGGACGTCTGTCTCGCGGTCGTACAGCCACTCTTTCGAGAGGAAGCCGATGCTCAGGCCGTTGAGCGCGCCCATCTTGAGCAGCGCGTGCGCCTCTTTGCCGCGCACGGTGTCGAGCGCCAGGCGGCCCTTGATGCGCAGGCCCTTCTCGTCTTCGACCATCTCGGACCACACGCCGATGGGCTCCCAGGCGTCGTGCTGCCACAGCATCGCGGGCATGGTGCCGGCGGTCTTGTGGGCGGCAAGGCTTTCGGCGAACGCGCCCGGAGCGATGACGTCGGCGTAGGCATCGCGCACGCCGAAGACGCTGCCGTACCCTTCGACCGTGCCGTCATCGCCGGTGGCCTTGATGGCCAGCGCGAATGCCCGCACTTCGGGGCGGGCGCCGGGGGCGGATTTGCGTTCAGTCTGTCGGCGCATTGGGGTCTTCTCCTGCCGGGCGGGCGCCCGTCATGTTCATCGGGGTGAGCGGCTCGTCGAGGCCGTCGAGCGGGTCTTTGCCCTCTTCGTCGCGCAGCTCGTTGCGCGTGTAGATGCCCATCTCGGCCATGGTCCGGGACCAGACGGCGCGGTCCTTCATGGCGCCCGCGTTGAGGTAGCGGGTGTCGAACTCGGCGAACAGCGGGCCGGCGCCATCGAGCAGGGTTTCGTCCAGGCGCTGCGTCCAGGCCACGTGCCAGGGGGCCAGGGTGTGCTTCAGATGGGCGGCGAAGAAGGCCTCAGCGCTGGCGAAGGTGGTGGCCTTGTCGTTGTGGCCGACCATGATCGGGAACACGTTGAACGCGCGGCAGACCTCTTCCACCTGCAGGCGGCGGGTTTCCAGATGCTGGGCGTCGACACCCGACATGCTGGTCTGCAACCACTTGGCGGCCCTGTCCAGGACCATCGGCATGCCGGTGCGCTCAGTGCCGGAGTACTGGCGCCGCAACCACTCGGTGATCGACGTGTACTGGTCTTTGCTGAGCGTGCCTTCAACCGAGTAGGTGCCGCTGGGGCGCGCGCCGTTCTCGTGGAACGCAGCCTGCGAGCGCTCTGCAGCCAGGCCGAGCCCGATGGCGCTGGCGGCCGCCTTGACGTGGTTGAGCGCACCGATGTAGTCCCACTGCAGGCCGTGCAGCACGAACACATCGGACGGCAGGAATTCGCCGACGAAGCCGAACTCGTCCCAGACGCGGTAGCGCACCTCGTAGCGGGAGATGCGGCGCACGTCCCAGCGGCCGGGCATCACCGGGATCAGCTCGCGCACGCGCCGGTTGTCGCCACGAACCTTGATTGACAGGGCAGAGCCGGTCAATGCGGCGTGGGCCGTCATCAACCGGCGCCATTCGAAGCTCGTCTGCCACTCGTTCGGGCGCCGATTGAGCAGGCGGTACTCGGGGATGTTGATGGCGCGCTCGCGCTTGCCATCGGCCTTTTCGCGGAACACCTCCAGGCGCGGCGTGGCGCAGCCGTCGGCGATGGTGCGAACGCAAGACAGGACCGTGGCCACCTGCAGAGCGGTCTTCTCGTTGATGAGAAGGCCAGCCACACGGCCGCCGTCGAAGCCGTCGAGCAACGATGCGATCTGGTCGTAGGTTAGCTGGGCACTTTTCTGGCCCAGGAGGCGGCGCCACCAGCTCATTGGGTCTCGCTCCCGCTGGGCGTGTCTTCCCAGAACGAGCGCCCTTCAGTGGCCTGGCCATGGATCGCCCGCCCCAGCGCCATGATCGCGCCCACGGCGCCGTCGATCTTGTTCTCCTCGCGCTCCTTGCGGGGGTAGATGTTGTCCTTCACGTCCCGGTGGCAGACGACGTTGCTCACCATCCAGTCCATGGCCGGGTTGGCGTCGTGCTGGAAGCGGTCGGGGCCCTGCAGCACCAGGGCCTCAAGCAGCTTCATCGGCTCGCTCAGGGTGTTGACCACCTGGCGCATCTCGACCATGGGCAGGCCTTCGGCCAGCATGTGGCCGGCCAGCTGCGTGGCCTGGAACGGATCGAAGGGCACCTCGCGCAGGTCTTGCAGCGTGCGGGCGTCTGCACGGAGCTGGTCTTCGATCATGTCGTAGTCGGTCACTTCGCCCGGTGTGGCCACCATCCAGCCGGCGCGCACCCAGCCGTCGTACTGGCTGTTGCGGCCGGTCTCGACGGCACGCTCGGGCAGCCAGAAGCGGCCGCGCGTCACCAGGTAGTAGCGGTCGATCTGCTCGTCGTAGGCCAGCACCGGGCCGGCAGCAATGTCGACCTTGCTGGCCAGGTCGAGCGCCACCCAGCAAGGAAGGTGCTTGATGTCGTCGATGGTGAGCGTGCGGTTGCCGCAGCGGTCCCAGGCCATCATGTCCATCCACGCGCTGTCGGCGTTGATCCAGACGTTCAGGCGCTTGGTGAGGAAGTTGCCCAGGGCGCTGGGCATGGCCTCGGCCCGGCGGCAGGCGGCCTGCATGTCGTCGAGCTGCACGCTGATGCCGAGGTTGGGGTTGGCCTTGCGCCAGACGGACGGCTCACGCCAGTCGTCACCATCGTCGATGGTGTAGATCATCCCGAACCAGGTCTCGTCTTGGACCTGGCCCTCGAGGACCTTGACGATGTAGGTGCGCAGCTCGTAGCAGATGCCGGCGCGATCGCTGCCGGCGGTGGTGATGGCCGACAGCAGCGGCTGCGAGCGGGCGCCGGTGGCGGAGTCGATCACGTCCCACACCGCGCGGGTCTTGTGGGCGTGCACCTCGTCGACGACGCCACCGTGCACGTTGAGGCCGTCGAGCGTGCTGCCCTCGGCGTTCAACGGCTTGAAGCTGCTGGCCGTCTCGGCCACGGTGATGTCGTGCTTGCCCACGTCGACGCCGAAGCGCTGCAGGAAGTCGCCGGTGCGCATGGCCATGTTGCGGGCCACGTCGAACACCTCGCGGGCCTGCTCGCCGGTGGTGGCCACGCTGTACACGTGTGCGCCGGGCTCGCCATCGGCGGTGAGCAGGTAGAGCGCGCGGCAGCTGGCCTTGGTGCTCTTGGCGTTCTTGCGCGCGATCTCTTCGTAGCTGCGGCGGAAGCGGCGCAGGCCGGTGTCGCGGTGCTTCCAGCCGAAGAGCTGGATCTCGGCAAAGAGCTGCCAGTCCTCCAGGCGGATCTTGGCGTAGCCGAGCTTGCCGTCGATGTAGACCGGCTTGGCCCACTGGCCCTTGATGTGGGGCAGCAGCTCGAAGAAGCGGCAGGCGCGCGCGCCGGCGGCTTCGTCGAAGACGTACGGGAAGGCGTCGGTGCCCTGGCGCGCCAGGTCGTCGATGAAGCGCTGGCAGCCGCGGCGCTCGAGGCGACCCGTGGTTTCTTCGCCCGCGACGACGCGGTGCGCGTAGGCCAGCGCGCGCTGCAGGTAGCTGTCGGCCATCAGGTGAACTCGTCGAAGCCCTTGGCCTGGTGCGCAGCGGGCGGCTGCGGGCGGTCGCCAGGCTGGCCGCCCTCGAAGAGCTGCAGCTGCGCGCGGATGGCGGTGGTGACGCTGGCCCGCGCGTCGGGGCGCAGGCCGAAGGACTCCAGCAGCTTGTGCAGCTTGGCCTGTTCCTTGTTCAGGATCTGGTACAGGGCCGACTGCACGCGCAGGCCGTTCGGCGTGGTGTCCATGAGCGCATCGGTCGGGTCCTTGTCGGCCTCGAGCAGCAGCTTGGCCTTGGCCTCGATCGAGCGCTCAATCTGCTCCAGGCGGCCGATCGTCTGGCACAGCATGGCGAAGGCGTCGCGGTCGACACGCGAGAGCAGGTTGTAGCGGATGAGCTCTTCGCTCAGACGCTTCCACGCCTTGCGCGCTTCCTTCGACAGGTAGCGCGGCACGTCGGGCACGCCGACCTCGGGGCGGAAGAGCTGGTCGAGGTTCAGCGGCCGGTGGCCGCGGTTGCCTTCCAGCAGCTTCAGCTCGGCGGGCTTGCCGCTCGGCCCGGGCTTGGCCATCAGCTGCGCTCCCTGTACTGCGCCCACCGATCAACCCCCCCCTCCCCTGCAACCTGCGGGCGCAAAAATCCGG